GGTGCAGAGTTTATATCTTATACAGGAGTTTCATCAAATGACTTAACTGGAATTACAAGGGCCGCTGCTGGAACGAGATCTGCTCATTCCTCAGGTGCTTCAGTTCAGTTTTTTACAGCTTGGGGTCAGGCTTCATTAACATCCACTTTAGCAATAGATCCTGCATCTTGGTCATTAGATAATTTTGGAGAACAATTAATTGCAACAGTTAAAAATGGTAAGTCTTTTTCTTGGAATCCTATTAACGCAGATCCAAATGCTTTGACTACAAGAGCTGTAGTAATATCTAATGCTCCTACTAATTCTGTCATGTCATTAGTTTCTGACAGAGATAGACATTTAATAATGTTCGGAACACAAACGACCATAGGTTCAAGTGCTACTCAAGATAAATTATTCATAAGATTTTCAGATCAAGAAGATATAACTGATTATACTCCTACCTCTGTAAACACCGCTGGTTCTATTAGATTGGATTCAGGAACTAAAATAGTGGGTGCTGTAAAAGGTAAGGATTATACATTTATTTTAACGGATACTTCAGCATATGTGATGCAGTTTGTAGGACCTCCATTTACTTTTTCAATCAGACAAGTAGGATCTAATTGCGGAGCTATAGGTCAACACTCTATTAGATATGTAAATGGTGCTGTTTACTGGATGGGTGAGTCAGGTGGATTTTTTGTTTATGATGGTACTGTAAAGTCATTACCATGTCTAGTTGAAGATTTTGTTTTCAAAACAACAGGTGATAATTTAGGAATTAATTTTGACGAAGGTGAATCCGTGTATGCAGGGCTTAATCATTTATATGAAGAAATCACATGGTTTTATGCAAAAAGCGGCAGCAATCAAATAGATAGATGTGTAACATATAATTATCAAGATGGAATATGGGCTACCGGATCATTGAATAGAACAACTTGGATGGATGCCTCTTTGTATTCAAATGTATATGCAACAGAGTTTGAACCTAATTCTGTTCCTACTTTTCCAACTATTCAGGGAGTAACAAACGTAAACGGTGCTACGATATATTATCAGCATGAAACTGGTACAGATCAGGTTGATTCAGCTGGTGCTAGAACAGCTATCCCAGCGTTTATTCAATCAGGAGATTTTGATTTAAATGTAGGTGGAGATGGGCAAATGTTTATGAGCATAAGAAGATTTATTCCTGATTTTAAAGTATTACAAGGTAATGCGAGAATAACAATTAATTTAAAAAGGTTTCCTGCTCAAACAGCAGCATCTTCTCCATTAGGACCTTTTACAATAAATAGCTCAACAGAAAAAGTTGACACTAGAGCTAGATCGAGATTTGCAAGTTTAAAAGTTGAGAACACAACAACTAATGAAAGTTGGCGATATGGCACATTTAGAGCCGACATACAACCTGATGGAATGAGATAATGGCAAGGATAGATATTGTTATACCAGAACCTTCAACTCAATATACCGAGGAAAATCAAAGACAAATAAATCAGTCTTTACGAACAATGCAAGATAAGTTAAATACTTCTTATCAACAAGAATTAAAAAACGAACAAGATACATTTAATTATTTTTTATCATGACAATTCAATATAAAAACGCAGGAATAAATTTATCAAGCACTGGAACTACTTCAGTTCTTACCTCACCATCTGGAGCAAGATGTTTAATTAAACAAATACAAATAGATAACACATCAGGTAGTCCTGTTAATTTATCTGTTCAAGTAACTGATTCTTCAGCTTCATCAACATTTAGAATACATGGTAATCCAATTCCTGCAACAACAACTGTTAACATCATAAGTCAAACTTTAGTTTTAGAGGAAAGCGATGTTTTAAAAATGACAGCTGGAACAGCCAATGAATTACAAGGTATAATTAGTTACGCTCAAATAGATAGATCTCAAGAAAATGGGTAAAAAACCTTTATTTGGAGTAAACACATACAAAGGCTCAACAAGAAAGAAACGCCCTGGTAGACATAAAAAAAGACTTAACAAAAATGAGAAAAGAATGTATAAAAAATACAACAGACAAGGCAGATGATTATTCATACTCATTACGATTTAATGGTCCCAACCAGAGTAGTATTTCTAGAGTCCTCAATAAAAAATTGTTATGATGATTACTTTATACCCTCGATTGAAGAAGGCATAAAAAAAGAGGGTAATAATAGTTATTGGACAAATGTAAAAGGTCAAATGACATCTTGGAAATATTTTAATGAAGACAAAACTTTCTTAAAATTGCTAGCTGAATCATTAAGTAGTTTAGACTTAAATCTTTCAAATCAGGAGTTAAGGGAGGCTTGGGGTTTTAAATTGAATACGGGTGAATCTACAGAACAACATAATCATATGAACCATTGGTCTGGTATATTTTATTTGAATGATACTGATACTACTGTTGAATTTCCAGAAATTAGAAAATCAATTAAATGTGTTAAAAATAAATTTGTTTTTTTTACTGGTATTTTACAACATGGAACAAAACCCTTGGTAAAGGGACCGAAATATGGTATAGCATTTAACTTAAGCAATTTAGTCAAAAAATAAAATGAATGATTTACCTAAGATACGCGCAGAGTCAAAAGAAATTATAAAACACAAAAGAACAGGTAAAGTTTATGCTAGTAAAGCTGAATTTGATGCTGATGTAGCAGATCCTAATACAGACACTACAGCAGATGATTTTAGACAAGATTTAGAAATTAAAGTTACAAGAGCATCTATAGAAGCACTTACTAAAAAAAATGGAACCTAGAGGCGCAACTGAGATACAGCATGAGCTGTTAGAAAAACACGTATCCAAAGACCTATTAGATAAAGTGCAAATATGCACTTCAATACCAGGCAAAGTTCCATTAGATCCAAAAAAAATAAACATACTATGGCAAAAAAATTCATATGATCAGGGTAACTTACAAGAATTTTTTTTAAATAAAGATAGATTTAATGAGTATGATTGGTATGTTTTTAACTCACATTGGAACTACGAAAAGTTTAGATATTTTTTTCAAATACCAGAGGACAAGTGCGTTGTAATTAAAAATGGTGTTGATAATTTTCCACAAAGAAAAATATACAAAAAAGGCGATCCAATTAAAATTATACATCACTGCACACCTTGGAGAGGATTGAATGTTTTATTACTTGCTATGCAGATGTTAAGAAACGAAGATATTACATTAGACGTATATAGTTCATGTCAAGTTTATGGCAGTGAGTTCGCTGAGGGTCATGAAAAAGCTTTTAAGCCTTTATTTGAACAAGCATCATCTTTACCTAATGTTAATTACATAGGTCACAAATCACACGAGTATATTAAAGAGCATATTTCAGATTATGACTTATTTGTTTATCCATCAATATTTGAAGAAACTTTTTGTGTATCCGCTTTAGAAGCATTAGCTGCGGGCTTACATGTTATTACAACAAATTTTGGTGCTTTACCTGAAACTTGTTCAGAATGGCCTGTGTATGTTAACTATACTAAAAATCATGAACTCTTAGCTGAGTCTTTTGCTCATGCGATAGATGCTTCAAAAGTATACTTACATGAGGACGGGATGCAAAAATATTTGGATGATCAACAAAAGTTTTATAAAAAATTTTATAGTTGGGATAGAAAAGGCTCTGAGTGGACTAATTTTTTAACAGGAGCTGTGCATGTCAAACGATAAATATGTCAATAAAGATACTTACCAAACCATACAAAAAGTAGAAGTACAATCTGATTTTGGTGCAGCTATTAAACCATTATGGAAAAAGCAAGAAAATAAAGTAAAAGAAAAAACTAAATATTCACAAAAAATACTGATTGGTACACCTGTACATAGTGATGTATCAATACACTACACACAAGCTTTATTAGAATTTCAACAAGAATGTTTTAAAAAGAAAATAGGTTTAAGTTTTTCTTTGATTAAATCATCCTTAGTTACTCAAGGTAGAAATCTTTGTGTTGCAAGTTTTTTGGAGTCTGATGCTACACATTTATTATTTATTGATTCAGATATTTACTTTCAGGCAAAATCTGTATTTTCTATGTTAAAAGCAGATAAAGATATTATTGGAGTTCCATATCCAGTAAAAACTTTAATGTGGGAAAAGGCATATGAAAAAATGCAGAAGGGTCAAATTAAATCACCTGATGATATTAGGAGAGCTTTAAATACATACCCTATGAAAGTTCCTAATATTAAAGATATTGATCTACAAGAAGGAGTTATGGAGGTAACAGATGCTCCAACTGGCTGTATGTTGATAAAGAGGTCAGTTATCGACAAGATGATTAAAGAATATCCTGATAAAAAAATAGTCCAAAAAACTATTATAAACGGTCAATTTGTAGATAAACCTAATATGTGGAACTTTTTTGATACCACTCATGATCCTGTAGAAAAGACTTATCTTGGAGAAGACTTCTCTTTCTGTAAATTATGGACTGATTTGGGTGGTAAATGTTACGCCTATGTTAACGATGCTATAGTTCACGTTGGTGAACATCAATATCAAGGTCGTTTCCACGATGAGTTGATATTAAAGTAGTAAAATGGTATTATTCTTTATTTAGATCTAAAAGGAGTATATTTATAATGTTACAATTCTTACCTTATGCCTTGGCTGCTTATGGTGGTTATCAAGGATATAAGAGAAATAAAGATGCAGGTGCGTCTGGCTTAAACAGAATATTAGGTGGAATAACAGGAGCCGCTGCAGGTTATTACGGTGGTAAGGGTTTAATATCGGGTGGATCGGCTTTAAACATTCCTGGGTTTCAAGCAGCAGCAGATAAATTTACACCTTTTACAAGTATACCAGGCATGCCTCAACTGCCTCAATTTTTCAAAGGACAACCTACTAACGTGTTACAAGCTGGTAATCCTCAAATACTTGCAGAAACTGGGGACACAGGTATAGCGCAGGAAACTATAAAAGATATTCTAGCAAGAGAAGGTGTTAACGTTGGTGGCGGATCTGTACCGCAAGCTGATAACAGAAACATGTTACAAAAATTATTAATGAGAAGAAAAAGAACTAAAGAGGGTGAGCTTACAAAAGATTTAGCTTATGAAATAGATCCATTTAAAGCAGGAACAGCTTTAGCAGTCGGCTCTTATTTAGGCGGAGCATTTGATAGAAAACCACAAGACATATTCATGCCAGGATACAATCTTGGAGTAGCTGATTTACAAAGAGAAAGAGGAGGATTTAGATACATTGATCCTGCTACTGGACAAGAAAAAGAATATGACAGTATATACATTCCTGAAGCAGATCCAAAAAATCAAGGTAATTTTAGATTAGGTAATATTGCCATGGACAAAATAACTTTGAGGGAAGGTGGTTTAGCAGAAATTAAAAAATTCAATGAAGGTGGTATAAATTATTTACCATCAAAAGTAAGTCATGATGAAAACGATTCAAACAATTATGTAAGAGCCTCAGGATACGTGGAAGACGGATCAGGCAATGGAGATAAAGACGAGGATACAATGTTAGCTCAATTAGCAGACGGAGAGTTTGTAACAAGAGCTGATGGAGTATTAGGTGCTGGAATCCTAGCTGGTGGTAACCCCAACAGTATGAAGGACATGAGAGAAAAAGGTGCCCAATACTTCTATGAACAACAAAGAAGATTCAAAAGAATCTTTGATATTATAGAAAGTAAAAATGGCAAAAACAGCACGATCAATTAAACCTAGAGTCAGCATAGTACCTGTACAACCAACAGAAGTTTCAAAGTATTGGTTACTCGCAGAGTTTATGGTTGCTGAAGCATTAAAATACTCTGGTAAATACGCAGATTCAAAACACATATACGATTTGTTATTAACCGATCAAATGCAAATGTTCATTATGTTTGGTAATGATGAAGTAGAACACAGTAAAGTATTTGGTATAGCTGTAACAAGGATTGGAGAATTACCAAATTATAATCAATTAGAGATAGTAATTTGCACTGGCTCACGAAGAGAACTATGGGAAGATAAACTTGTAGAGGAGATTACAAAGTTTGCTCAACAAAATGATTGTAAAAGATTATGTATTTGGGCAAGACCTGGTTGGGAAAAGGTCTCAAAAAAATGGGGCTGGGAAAAAAAGCACGTACAATTAGTAAAGGATCTTAAATGAGTTTTGTAAGTAATATTTTAGGTGGTGGGTCAAGACCTTCCGCACCGTCAGGTGGTGGAGCACCGTCAACAACAACATCTTTTGTAAGGGAAGCTCCTGGTATAGAGGAAAGAAAAATAGAATTAATGGATCTTGCACGACAGGTTGCACAAAAACCTGTCAACATACCTGATATTCAAGTTGCACCATTAAGCGCGTTAGAACAACAAGGAGTAACGGCTGCCGGACAAACAGGAGTTGGAGCACCAACCACAACTGCAGGTATAGGTCAAATTTTAGGAGCGGCAGCACCTATTGGTCAACAACAAATATCTCAATTTATGAATCCTTTTCAACAATTTGTGACTGATGAAATTTTAAGACAAGGTGCAGGAATGCAAAATAGATTAGCAGCTCAAGCCGTTAGAGCAGGAGCCTTTGGAGGTGGAAGAGAAGGTGTTCAACAAGCAGAATTACAAGATAGAATATTAAGTCAAATAGGACAAGCTCAACAACAAGGTTTTAATACTGCATTACAAGCAGCTCAAGATCAACAACGTGTAGGTTTAGGTGCAGGTCAACAATTATTAGGCGCAGGTCAACAGCAACAACAAATGGCAGCGCAAGATTTAAGTCAATTATTTGGTGCTGGAGGATTACAAAGACAACTAGCTCAACAAGCTTTAGACGCTCAAAGACAATCAACATTACAACAATCTTTCGAACCTTTCCAAAGAGCAGAATTCTTATCAAACATTTATGCTGCGGGACCTAAATCTCAATCTGGAATCACTGCAACAACTGCTCCTCAACCAAGTCCTTTGGCACAAGCGGTTGGCACTGGTTTAGGTGCATTCACAGCTTTCCAAGGTATACAGGGCGGTAAATAGGATGCACTATGAACAAAGTATTAAATAGACCTTTATTCAGAAAAGAAGCTTTACGTAAGGGAGCTATAAAACCAATACACGCACAAACTGGTATTATGGTTGGTCAACCAATAAATAATCCTAATCAACCAATAAATCCAAGAACTCCAGTACCTGCATTAAGGCCAAATATTATGAGAAGAGCAATCGGTGATATTAGAGCTTTTGCACAAAGACCTGGACAATTTTTTTTACCAGGTAAAACTGGTAGATTTACACCCGGAGGAGGAACAGCTGCAACACTTGCGTTTGGTGGAATATTACCTTTAGTTCAAATGGGAAGAAGAAAACTAGGTATTAAAGACGATACAAATTTAGCAACAGCAGTAGATCTTTTAGGAACTGGTGCTTTATCAGCCATTCCATTAACAAGAACAATAGGATTAGGTTTAGGGGCAGCTAGATTCGGATTAGGAGCATTGGATTATGTTAGAAATCAACCAATAGGCACA